GAATTCAAGATATGAAATTATTATATGAGGATGAATTAAAAAGAGCATTAGAACAAGATGGCTCTTCTTCAAGTTCATTCATAACACCTAAAACTTACTATCCGAGCGCATAATGGGAAATTTATCTAGAGGAAAATATGCTTACATGATTTCTGATCGTTCTGGTCAGAGATTTCCATATACTGAAATGGTACAAGAATGGAATGGATCATGGGTACATATAACTGAATATGAACCAAAGCATCCTCAACTTGAACCAAAACCTCATAACGCTGATCCTGAAGGATTACAATATGCACATCCTGACAGAATAGAGCCACCGGTAATTATTGAATTAGATCCAAATCCTTTTACAACAATTAAGTATGCAGGAAATACTTACATCAATGTTTATTCAGAAGATCATGGAAGAGCAACTGGAAACGTTGTTAGATTTAGAGGACCACCAGAAGTATTGATTCCGGGTACGCCCGCGCGCGAGACTTCATTTAGAAATGTTCCATCTTTTGATAATGTGACAGATATTTCAAATGTAAATGGTTTTACAATTACAGTTGGAAAAATAAATTCATCTGGTATTGTTAGTGATCCATTGAATTATTTTTATTTCTTAAGTACAAGTACAGCAACAACAGGAAACGTATCTGGTGGTGGAGCAGAATGTTCTGCAGGTCCAGTTACATTACAGGCTTAATATGACATATACAGAACTTGTTCAAAAAATTAGAGATTATACAGAGGTTGATTCAAATGTATTTACCTCAACAATTGTAAATGGATTTATACTAGATGCTGAATGGAGAATTCAAAGAGATGTAGATTCTGATAACAATAGAAAATATGCAACAGCAAGTATTATTGCAGGACAACCTTATGTAAGTACACCTCTTTTAACAGATCAAACTTTAATTATTAGAGAAGCTCAAATCATTCCATCTGGAGTTTATACTGGAGATAATGCTGTAGTAGAATATAGAGATACAGGCTTTATTAATGAGTATAATGCTAGTAATGCTCAAGGATTACCAAAATATTTTAGTTACTGGGATGAACAAACAATAGTATTAGCCCCAATTCCAGACTTGACATATACCATGCAATTAAATTATACCTTGAAACCAGCAGGATTATCTAGTAATGTTGCTACAACATATTTAAGTCAGCAATTTCCCTCTGGCTTGTTATATGCGTGCCTTGTTGAGGCTTACGGTTTTTTAAAGGGTCCAGCTGATATGATTCAGTTCTATGAACAAAAGTATCAGTCAGCGTTACAAGGATTCTCTATTGAACAAATGGGAAGAAGAAGACGAGATGAATATCAAGAAGGTTCACCTCAGATTCAAAAACAAGGATAATATAATTAGGAGTTAATATGGCTATAACACAAGCAGTTGCAAATTCGTTTAAAGGACAACTTCTACAAGGTCAGCATAATTTTACGTTGACAACAGGAAATGTTTTTAAACTTGCTCTTTATACTTCTGCAGCAACTCTAGATTCTTCAACAACTGTTTACACTTCAACAAATGAAGTTGCGAATACTGGTCAGTATGTAACAGGTGGCGGAGTTTTAACAAATGTATCACCAGTTGTTTCAAGTGGTGTAGCATTTATAGATTTTGCAGATATATCTTTTACAGGCGTTACTTTAACTGCAAGAGGTGCTTTGATTTACAATACATCAAACACTAACGCAGCAGTATGTGTATTAGATTTTGGAGCTGACAAAACAGCAACATCTGGAACTTTCACAATTCAGTTTCCAGCAGACACAACATCAGCGGCTATTCTAAGAATCGGCAACGCGTAATAGGAGTAACCTATTATGGCAAACGATGCTTGGGGACAGCTTGGATGGAACGCAGGAAATTTTGGTCAACAAAATAATTTCACTGTACAAGTTACAAGTGTTGTAGATTCTCCTATTGCATGGAATGTAGGAAATTTTGGATCTAATACCTGGGGTGGTCAATTTGATAATGTTGGAATTACACTAGGTGATGAAACAACGGCCGGGGAAATTAATGAAGGCTGGGGTAGATTAACTTGGGGTGAAAATGCTTGGGGTGGGACAGGTGATGTTATTCTTCAAGGTTTACAATTAAATATTTCACAAGGTGACGTAGATGCATCTCCAGATGCAATGGTCACTGGATTACAATTAAATACATCTTTAAATAGTGTTCAAGCTTTTGGATTAGCAATAGTAAACGTTACTGGTCAGCAGTTAAATATTTTACAAGGAAATGTTGATGCATCTCCTGATGCTGAAATAACAGGTCAACAAATAAATTTATCTTTAAATAGTGTAACAATTTCTGCTGAAATTAATTCAGGATGGGGAAGACGTGGTTGGGGTGATTTTGATTGGGGAGGAGAAGGACTTTCAATTACTGTTCCTATAACAGGACAACAATTAAATTTAACATTAAATAGTGTTACTCCATTAGCGAATGCAAATGTAGATTTAACAGGTCAACAGTTAAATGTTGCAGAAGGAGAAGTAGATCCAAGTCCAGATGCTACAGTAACTGGTATTGGAATGACTGTTTCTTTAGCTGTTGGAACAGTTGTTATTGGAACTGCTAATGTAAGTGTTACAGGAGAACAATTAAATATAAGTCAAGGAACCGCAGAAGGAATACCAAATACACTTGCAAGTGTTACCGGAATAGGGTTAAATATAGGGGTAGGTACAGTATTTGCTGGTGGAACTTCTATAATTATTCCTACAGGAAATGGCTTGACTGTATCTTTAAATAGTATTAATAATCAAATTTGGACAGTTATTAATACCGGAACTGCTGCAACTTGGACAGAGATTGACACAGCCGCATAAATTAAATAAAACTATAAAATAAGGATTTAAAATTATGGTATCAAGTTATTCTACAGACCTTAAACTAGAAATAATGGTTACAGGCGAAAACGCCGGTACATGGGGTGATATTACAAATACAAACTTAACTATTCTTCAACAAGCAATTGCAGGTTACGGCACAGTAGCTCTTAACGCTACAACAGGTGCAACTCTTACATTTACAAATGGTGCATTATCAGATGGTAAAAATGCAGTATTAGAACTTACAGGAACTATTACAGGAAACGTAGATGTCACTATTCCTTCAGATGCAACAGGACCAGATGAAAAAGTTTACGTAATTAAAAATAATACAACAGGTGCTTTTACTGTAACAGTAAAAGTTTCAGGTCAAACAGGAGTTACTTTCTCTGCAACAGATAAAGGAACAAAACTTTTATATTTAAATGGAACTGATGTTGTAGATTCTAACATTGGAAAATTATCAAATGACGCTGCTCCAACATTATCTGCAAACTTAGATACTAATGCAAAAAATATTATTATTGATTCTACATATGGAATTATAGATGAAAATGCTAATGAACAAATTAAATTCACAACAACTGCATCAGCTACAAATGAAATTACAATAGCTAACGCTGCAGCTGGAAATAGTCCTGTGATTTCTGCAACAGGTGGAGATACAAATGTTGGTTTAACTTTAACTCCAAAAGGTGATCTTGGAAGAATTACATTAAATGGTGAATCAAAAGTATTTGGTATTTTTGAAGGTGCAACAATTTCTACAACTTTCATAACATCATTTACATATGATACACTTACACAAGCTGTTTATTTTCAAAACGTTAACTTAGGTGCAAACTTTACAGTTAACTTAAGAGGAAATGCTTCAACTGCATTAAACGCGGCTTTAAATACCGGTGAATCTGCAACAGTTGCATTAATCACAAAACAAGGCAACACAACATATTACAACACATCTGTTTTAGTTGATGGAACATCAACAAACGTTACAGTAGTTTGGCAAGGTGGATCTGCTCCAACAGCTGGAAATGCTTCATCTAACGATGTCTACACTTACACAGCTCTTAAGACAGCAGCATCAACATACACAGTATTAGCAGCGCAAACACAATTTAAATAAGGAGTAGAAAGAATGCCTTTAAACTCGACACGCGGAGCTGGATCAGCAAAAGGATTTGGATTTACTGCTGGAGGTAACCCTTACATTGTAGCAACTGGTGGAACAATCACTGAAAGTGGAGATTATAAAATTCATACATTTACAGGACCAGGAACTTTTACAGTAACAGCAGCTCCTTCTCCATCATTAGCAAAAGTAGATTATTTAGTAGTAGCAGGTGGCGGTGGTGGTGCTAATTTTTATGGAGGTGCTGGTGGAGCTGGAGGATTTAGAGAATCAGTTCCAAGTCCAGCAGCATGGACGGCTAGCCCCTTAGCAAATCCTGGTGGAGCATTATCGGTTTCAGTTCAAGGTTACCCAATCACAGTTGGTGGAGGAGGTGGACCAGGTGCACCAACTGCACCAGGTGTACAAGGAAGTCCTTCAATTTTTTCAACTATAACATCAACTGGTGGAGGAGGTGGAGGCGGAGGGGGTGGTTCTTTCCCTGGTTTACCAGGAGGCTCTGGTGGTGGAGCTGGAGGTAATAGTGCTTCTTCAGGTGGAACAGGAAATAGTCCACCAGTAAGTCCTTCTCAAGGAAATCCAGGAGGCAGTAACCCCTCAAATTCTTATGTAGGAGGAGGAGGGGCTACGGCAGCAGGTGGTGGTGGAGCTGGACCTAATACAGGAGGTGCAGGTGCTGGAACAGAAATTAACCCAAGTCCTTCAGTTGGAACACCAGGACCAAGTGGTCCATTAAGATATTTTGCAGGAGGTGGAGGAGGTGTTCTTGCTAATGGTGGAGTAGGAGGTGGTGGTAATTGGGAACCAGAGCCACAAAAAAATGGACTGGCTAATACAGGAGGTGGGTCTGGTGCTGATGGAACGGTGTCGTTCGGATCTGGCGGTTCAGGAATAGTTGTAATAAGATACAAATATAAATAAAAATTATGGCACATTTTGCAAAATTAGGAGAAAACGAAAAAGTTATAGCAGTATTAACACTGAACAACAGTGATATGCTGAATGCTTCTGGAGTTGAAGACGAAACAGTTGGTCAACAATATCTAGAAAGACATAATAACTGGCCAGCTCATTTGTGGATTCAAACATCTTACAATACATTTGGTAATCAACACAATAAAGGTAAAACACCATTTAGAGGAAACTATGCAGGAATTGGATATACCTGGGATGCAAACGATCAAATCTTTTGGCCAAAAAAACCTTATGATTCATGGGTAAAACATATTCCAACAGCATCTTGGAAATCACCAATTGGTGATGCTCCAGCATTAACTGAAGAACAAATTGCTCAAAATAAAGCTAATACTCATAGATGGTGTTATAATTGGAATGAAGCAAATCAATCTTGGAAATTAGTTAATAACATAGTTTCGTAGTTACTCTTTACAATAATATAAAATTATATTATCTATATTTTAGATATGGAGAAGAAAGTTTTATCAGAAATAGATATGTATTTTGGGCAAATAAAAATGCCTGAAAATTTTGAAATTGATAGGGAAAAATTAGCTGTAGATATTTTATTATTTACAAATTACAATAATGAATTTCCTTTTTCTAAATCATGGGATATGTTACAAACATATTTAAGAGAACATATAAGATTAGACTATGGTTTCACATTAGTTCATAAAAAAACAATAGGAAATATTTATAAACCAAGAGAACATTCACCTTCTTATCTACAAGTAGATCCAGTAGATTTAAAACATTCTCCAGATTATGTTATGTTATATGGAGTAAATGTAGGAAAAGATTCTTGTAAAGTATTTATAGAGTATGATGATAATAGAAGAAAGGGAAGAAGTTGGGAAATACTTTTAAATGACAATGATTTTGTAATGTTCCCTTCTGCACAAAGATATCATATAACTTCTAATACATCAGAACAATTAAATTTTATACTAACTACAACTTATGAATTTATCTAATTATTACTGGTATTTTAAATCAGCAATACCCCCAAAGATTTGTGATGATATTATTAAATATGGTTTAAGTCATCAAGAAAATTTAGCTATGATTGGTGGATTAGGTGTAGATAGAAATTTACAAGAAAAGCCATTAAAAGAAGAAGAAATTATAAATTTAAAAAAGAAAAGAAATTCTAATATAGTTTGGTTAAATGATAATTGGATTTATAAAGAAATACATCCATATGTACATAAAGCTAATAAATTAGCAGGTTGGAATTATGCTTGGGATTTTTCTGAATCATGTCAATTTACTAAATATAAGTTAAATCAATATTATGATTGGCATTGTGATTCTTATGAAAAGCCTTATGATAAACCTGGAGAACCAAATATTCATGGTAAAATTAGAAAACTATCTGTAACTTGTCAATTAACTGATGGTTCAGAATATACTGGTGGTGAGTTACAATTTGATTGCAGAAATTATGATCCACCTGTGCGTGATGAAAATAAGCATGTATTAACAGTAAAGGAAATACTTCCTAAAGGCTCTATCGTTGTGTTTCCTTCTTTTGTGTGGCATAGAGTACAACCAGTTACCAAAGGAACAAGGTATTCTTTAGTTATATGGAACTTAGGATATCCTTTTAAATAATATGTTTATTTATTTTAATATTCAAACTGTTTTAAAAGAAATGGCAAAGGTAGATTCTTAATGTCTAGAAAATACAATTTTAAAAAAGACAGATTCACTGTTATTGAAAAAGCAATAGATCCAAAGATTGCAAATTTTGTTTACAACTACTTTTTAATGAAAAGACAAGTTGCAAAAACAATGTTTGATGCAAGATACATTTCTCCATTTACAACTGAGTTTGGTGTATGGAATGATGATCAAGTTCCTAATACTTATTCTCATTATGCAGACATAGCTATGGAAACTTTATTATTAGCTGTTCAGCCTATTATGGAAAAACAAACTGGGTTAAAATTAATTCCAACATATTCGTATGCAAGGATTTATAAAAAAGGAGATATATTACATCGTCACAAAGATAGATTTTCTTGTGAGATTTCTACTACGTTAAATCTAGGTGGAGATAAATGGCCAATTTATATTGAACCAAATCCTAAAATGGGGGGAATTGTAGAGGGTAAAGGTTATATATCTGATAATACTAAAGGAATTAAAGTAGATTTAAAACCTGGTGATATGTTAGTTTATAGAGGAAATTTATTAGAGCATTGGAGAGAAGAATTTGATGGAGAAGATTGTGCACAAGTATTTTTACATTATAATAATGCTGCAACTAAAGGTGCAAAAGATAATATCTTTGATAAAAGAAAACATTTAGGACTTTCCTCTTGGTTTAAACGATAAATGAAACATATTTATTTTTTAACAAGCATGCCAAGGGCCGGTAATACTTTACTTGGTTCTATTTTAAATCAAAATAAAAACATA